TCCCGTTTCCAGGATCTTAAAGGTTGTAAAATTTTCGTCATTCAAACAAATTTTTGTTTCTGAAATTCCCAGGATCTTAAATTTTTCGATAAACAAACCCGTTTCGCGAAGTGAATATTTCGACGGGTGCGCCTTATTTAGATTTATTCTATAAATAGTATCGTTTATTTTGCAATTCATATTTTTAAATTTTAAAGTTTATATTTTATATTTTAAAGGGGGCGGGGGTTTGATCCCGCCCCGTTGGTTTTAATATCCCAATGCTTTAACCATTCCCGCAGCCAAATAATCCAGGTAATTAAAAACGTCCCCGTTTAAAAAGTCGATTTTTACTAAAGTGTTTTTAATTTCCCCGTGAAATTGTTTTGCCGATTCGATGTAATCAATTAACATTTCGTAAGTTAATCCAAAATGTCCGTTCAATTGAATTTCCGCTTCGGTTGATCTTCCTTTTTCTTCGATTAAAGTTGTTAAGTAAGTTTTCATATTTTAAAGTTTTAAGTTCGTTTGTTTCATTTAACTTATGTAAAGATAGTAATTATCTTTATAATACCAAACTTTAAACAAATTATTTTCGCTTTTTTATCTAACTACCTGATAACCAGGAAGATTAATATTCGATTAAACTAATTTTTAAAACGCCCTTAAATTTATTGTAACCTTTTAGCCAGTTTTTCGCCTTTTCTAAATGTCGGGCTTCCTGAAGTTCCAATTGTTCGAATTCATTAAAAACAAATTCGTAAACGCTGAAGGTCGATTTCCTGCCTTCTTTTTCCTTTTGAATAGTATCGACAACCTTAATTAATCCGAAGTCCGTCAAAACGCTTAAACTTCCCGTAAGCGTTTGATGCGGATAAATTAATTCGTTTCTTAATTCTTCCGTACTTTTTCGCCCGTTGCGTTTGATATAATCTAAAATTCCGATTCGAAAGTTTTCTAAATTTCCGCGGTGTAATTGTTCTAAATAATTAATTCGACTTGCCTTTGACATATTTTTTAGTTTTAAAGTTTATAATTTTATTTAATATTTCTTTTTCATATTCGGAATAAATATCGTATTCAGATAATTTTTCAATTGTTTTTTCCTGGCAAACGATCGCGCCCTTCTTTGCTTTTTCATAATCTTTTATTCCGCTTAATAATCCAACGATCGGAAAAACTTCGTAAAATGATTCGATTAATAAAACCGCCTTTTCTTCGGGGCTTAATTCTTCTTTGTTTAATTTTAACAATGTCATTAATTAAAAGGTTTTAATTAATTCTAATTTTAATAATTCTAAATTATTTGATAGCGGGGAAATTCCAAACATTAAAATAAAATTTCTGATCAGATTTCCGATCGAAGAAATATTTAATTCGTTGTTCTTCGGGTTCAAAATAATTTCCCTTATTCGGTTGAAATGTTCGTGTCTTAATTCCTTTTTCATAATTCAACGTTTAAAGTTTCCAATTTATCTTCCAGGGCTTTTTCGATTTCCCTTCTTATTTGATCCGACAACGAAATTGTTCTTCCGTTAAAATCTTTAATTATTGTTAAATCAAAATAAGAAATATCAATTTCGTTTTCAATAAAATTAACGTCAATACTTCCGAATATTTTAAACGGATCCCCTTCGAAGTATTCAATAATACAACCGTCAAAGAAGTAAAGATTTTGCGAAGGTGTTAAAATTCCAGGGTTAAAGTTTTCGATTTTCATATTAATAGTTTTAAAGTTCGATGTAAAGATAGTTATTATTTTGATAACTGCAAATTTATTTCAATTTATTTTTATTTTTTTTTAAAAATTGGGGCGAACCCCTGGAATTAATCCAAAGTCCATTCCGAAGGATTCGATTTATTTTCGGTTAATTTATAAACCCCGATTTGAATTGATTCAATTTCAGAATCGTTTTTATAATTGTTTAAGTTAATTCGAGTTTCGCCAAAATATCCGCTTCGAGTAATGCAAACAACTTGCAAAAGTTTTCCCGATTCTAAAAGATTTATTATTTCGTTACAAAATTCCTTTTTAGTTTCGAAAGAATTACTTCCTTCGTTTAAAATATTCAAAGTTTTAATTCCTTTGTTGTTTCTTAAAAGGTTTCCCAACGTTTGAAGGTTTTCTTTTGTTATTTTATTAGTGTTTAACATATCGTTTGTTTTAAAGTTCGATGTAAAGATATACATTATCTTTATAATACCAAACTTTTTTCGATTTATTTTCAAAAAACTTTATTAAACACAAAAAACCCCCGATAAATCAGGGGTTTTTCTGAACTTCAAAGCCTGCGAAATATGAAAACGCGGGAATGAATAACAAAGATACTTATTTTTTATATTCTTTTATAATAATTTTGGCTTCCTTTTGAATTATTTTTAATTCGTCAACGAACCAATGTTTATTCGAATGTTTATCCAGGCGCGCCAATTCTTCGAGTTGCTGAAATAATTCTTCCCCGATCCTTTCAGGAAGTCGAAATTGATATTCGGTAAAATTCCCGTCCTTTAATAAATTACATTGCCGACATTGCCCGTTTATATTCAGGAAATTAAATTTAATACTTCGATAATTATTCGCGTTGTAAAAGTGTCCCGCCTGAAAATGTTCGTTCCAACCCGCGCCGCAGGAAATGCAAGGTTTGCCCGTGTCCCTTAATCTAATCGCCTGATGTACTAATTCTTTTGTATAAAGTAATTGCGCCGTTATCCCCTTCGTTTTCCTTTTGTTTTCAATTGCTTTTTCTAATGAAACGCGGGGGGCGGTTACTTTGTTCGTTGTTTTGTTTACGATCTTTTTTCCTTCGTCCGAAGTATAAAGCCAGGAACCGAAGCAGCAATTCAACCCCAACCCGTAACGCCTTTTTAATTGCATTGTCCCGCAGCCGAAGCCCTTCGCCTTCCCTGATCCCTTACATTTCTTTTCCTTTGGCTTAATCATTTGATTGATTCGTAATAATTTAAAACCGCCCTTTTTTTACATTCCCCGTAAAATAAAGTTTTAATTTGCAATAACAATAAAGTTGCGGTTCCTTTTTTCCCTTCCTTTTTCTGAAGATCAACTTCGTTTAAAATTTCCCGTTTAACTTTTTCCTGAAATTCCTTTGCCTGGGATCCTTCAAATTTTATCAATCCTTTTTCTTTATAATAATTGTAAATAAAAATAAAACTATATTTCGACAAATCTTTTCCTTCCCTGAAATCCTTCAAAGATTGATCCGCTTCAAATTTAATTTCGTTAAACGTTAGGGCTTTAATTGGTTCCGAATTAATTCGTTTGGGTTTATTCCTTAATTCGTTCGAAATAAATTCTTTATAAGAAGTTAAAACGCGCCCGATAAATACATTGTCTAAACTTTGAAAATGCGAATCTTTAAAGTTTAATTTTTGCGCGGAATAATAACTGAAAGATTCCCGCAAATCATTTAAAGAAAAACCGCCAAAATGTTTATTCAGGAAATCAAATATTATTTTTAATTCTTCAGGAACCAAAAATTCCCGAATTCCTAATTGAAAAGCAATTGAATTAAAAACTTCGGAAAACAAATTTCGATCTTCGAAGGAATAATTATTATAATTGTTTTTTTCCTTAATTCTAATTTCCAGTAAATTTTTCAATTCTACTTTTTCCAGGGCGTTTTCCATTTGTTGAATTTTTATCGTTATTATTAAAATTTTTATTATTCCAGGTTGTCAATCTTCTTTCAGGATCAAAAACTTTTTCCATTTCGAACCGCATTTTTTTACCGTTTGGTTTTTTTTCAGTCCAATAAAGAAAAAATTTATTTAACATATCTTTTCCGTAAATATCCAAAAAAGGAAGTAAGGAATTTTTAAATTCCGTTTCGCGTTCCTTTATAGTTTTATTTTTATTAATTACTTTATCTTTTACAATATCTTTATCTTTTACAATATCTTTAACGGCGATATTTGCGACCGCTTGCGATCCTTTGCGATCCTTTGCGAGTTCTTCCGCTTCGTCAAATGTAATTTTTTTATTGATAAAATCCGCGTAAATATCAGGATTGTAACGTTTTAAGTTTCCAATTTGCCCCGAACGGCTTCGAATTTCCGATTTGTTTTCCCAGGTTTTTAAATCCCTTTTTAACGTTTGTTTAATCCCTTCAAATGCGATTTCAATTAAAAGGTTCGGGGCTTCGGGTTCCTGATCGTTAACATATCTTAAAAGGTGTTTAAATAATAACCCCGCGTTTTCGTCGTCCAGTTTTTCGACCGTGTGAATTATATCGCAATAAATTAAAACTGATTTTTTGCCTTTCATATTTCTTCGTTTTTTGATTCGTTTAAACATTTACGTTCCTTTGAAAGTTTCCAGGCGCCAACCCTTCCCAATTTCATTTCGTCCGTATCGTTATAAATATTTTTATTAAAATTTTCTTCCGCCTGGATCCGCTGAAGGGTTCGCGTTTTATAAACATAATCTTCAGTTACCCCAAAAACTGAAGCGATTTCCTGCGCGCTAAAATAACGAAGTAGATTGTTAATATCTACTTCGTTAATAATTTTATGTTTTAAATCCCTTAAATACATAATTAATTTAATTCTTCTAAAGTTTCCCAAAGATAAGGTTCAGCGTTCATTCCTTTGTTTCCCGCTTCCCAGTTATTATTAATTAAATTCCAACTTCCAACCCAAATTTCGCGGGTTAAAAACTTGTTAACCTTATTTAATAACATAAAAGGATTAGAAGCGAATAAAGTAATAATTCCTTCCTCGTTTGTTGTTAAGTTTCTGAATGCGATTGTTAAAATTTGCTTTTTCATTTGTTTTAGTTTTAAAGTTCGATGTAAAGATACGAACTAAATTGATAAAACAAAGAAGGATATTAATTATTTTTATAATAATTACTTAACTACCTGATAACCAGGAAGAATAATTTTAAACTTTAATTTCGATTTGTTCGTTAGGAAGGGGAATTTCAATATTAAACCAATCCTTCGCCCATTTCCTGCATTCCAAATGGAATTCTTCCTGATCGGTTGTCGTGTGTTCTTTAATGCTTTTGGCGATCCTTATAATTTCCCCCGTTTCTTTGTTTACGCGTTCAGTCCAATTACAATTGAATTTTAATATTTCGTGAACCTGGTTTGAATCCAATTTGTCCCCCCAGGAATCAAATATTGCCGCGCGAACCATTGAAACAATAACGCCGAAATAATAACCCCGTTGATTGTCTGAATGTTTTTTGTTCTTCCTTTCAATAGAAATAACGATTTCCTTCCCTTCGTGTTCGCGCAGGCAATTAACCAGGCTTTTGCGGTTCCTGGCTATTTTGCCGTTAACAATATTTGTAAAGATTTGAATTTTCTTAATCATTATTTAATCATTAGATTTTCGTTTTCCTGAAGATAAGCGGAAACAACTTTTCCCGTTTTCAGATCCGATTTAATTCGCGCTTTGTCAATTTTAATAATCGTTACTTCCGTCTTATAAATTTCAGGAATCAAATCTTCGTTTTCAATTATTAACGAAGAACTTTTTCGGGTTTTAAACGTAACGGTTCCCGAAGTAAATTCCCCGAACATTTTAACCGCGTTTAACAAACTATTTTTTAAACGATCAATTGAATTTTCTTCCGTTTTCTTTAACGACTGCAATCTTTTTATTTCGTTGTCATACATTAAAACCCGCCCTTCCTTTTGTTTCATAATTTCCAGGTAACCGATTGATTTCTTTTGAAGGTCTTTTTCGTTGATTTCCAGGGCTTTTTCCATTTCGGGGGTAATTTCCCCTTCGGCGTCTTCAATCGTTCGCATAAGCCCGTTAAAATCTTCCTGAATATTAAATAAAGATTTGTTTTTTACTGGCGTTTTATTCTTTTCGATTTCCTGAAGTTCAAAATCAGTTCCGTTTTCCGCTTCGTTTTTCATATTTTTAAATTTTAAAAGTTAATATTAATTATTAGTTCCGTGTAATTGTTCGTTTGTTGGTTCCCCGTCCGAAGAAATTAAATCGTTCAATTTATTTTCAAGTTGCGTTTTAAATTCCTTTGACATTTTAAACGTTGCCGTTGAATACTTTTCCAGGGTTGCCCCGATTCCCTTAACGTTAGAATTTAAAGCCGCTTCGAATTGTGGTTTCGTTAACCAGGTAATTTTTATTTCTTCCCGCTTCTTTGTTTGGTTCGTTGAATCAGGATCCAAATTATTATCATTTATATTAAACGCGTTTTGTAAAAGATAACGTTTTGTATAAGTCATTGAACCGCCCAATTGCTGCGCCGCGTTCGTTGCGGTAATTGCGGGAACGTCCGAAGCCATTTCGAAAACGATCGGTTCCGCTTTTAAATCTTCCAGGTCATAAATTTTTAAAGATCCTGAAATTCCGAATTCGTTTCGCGCTAAATCGAATTTATAAAACAACTTTTCCGTTTTGCATTCAGCCGAAACGATCCCGTCAATTTGTTCGGGGGTAAAATAATCGTAACCCGAAAAATCGTTGCGACCCAGTTTTTTAACGTCCGATTCTTTTATTTTATCAATTACCTTTTGAATTTTTAATAAAGTTTTCATATTATTTCAATTTATGCTTTTCGTTATATTTTACTTTTATGAATCTAAATCCCGCAAACGTAAAGGGAAATTTTAAAACCTTTAACGTGTGATAAGGGAAACAATCGTATTCTTTGCAAACCCTGGTTAAACTTCCCCAGGCTTCCGCGGTTTGATCTTTTAAATCCTTTTCGGATTTTACAATAATTACTTCTTTTGGCATAATTTCAATTTATTAGTTTATAATTTTATTTAAAAGGGCGGGGGAATTAATCCCCCTTCCCTGGATTTACATTGCGTAAGAATCGGATAACATTTGCGACTTCATTCGATCCGTTATTTCTTCGATTTCAGTAACCGATCGAAACCCGTTCGATTGCGTCATTTTTTCGAATCTGTGGTAATAAGTTTTTCCGATTTTGATAACGTTTGAATAATGTTTGTAATAACCAACCCAATAAGAAACGTTAACCGTTTCCAATAGATCAAAATAGCATTCCTTTTGACATTCCAAAACCGCTTCCGCGTTATGCAATTCTTTGTCAGTTTCTAAAGTGTTATTTCCTTCCCTGATTAATTCAGAATTTTTTCTGATAATTCTTTGGTTTGAAATTCTTACTTCGTTGTTTGCGTTAAATTCTTTTGTAGTCGTTTTCATATCATTTAGTTTTAAAGTTCGATGTAAAGATAGTAATTAAACTTATAATACAAAGAAGAATAACAACTTTTTTTATAATAATTATCTAACTACCTGATTCCCAGGAAGATTAATTTAAGTTAATAATTCTTTAATAAAGAATTTTATAACTTTTGCGAAAGGTTCGGGGGCTAAATAACTGCAAAGGAAGAATTCCTTTTTTGCAATCTTTAAATCCTGGAATAATTCCGACGCTTTAAAATGATTTCCTTTAAAAAAATGCGACAAAATTAAATCGTAATAATCCGTTTCTTTTTTCAGGTTGTTTTCCTTCAATAATGTTTTTAATAATTTCATATTTTTTAGTTTCGATTAATACCTATTTTTTTTAAATGCTTTTCGTTTCGGTATCGGGTTTCGAGTTTACAAAATTCCTTTTCCAGTTCGGAACCTTCGAAAAGGGATCCGTAAATTTTTTGTAATCTGAAATTAATAATTAATTCGTCTGCTAATAAATGGCGAACCCTTAAAAATGAATTTTGTTTTTTTAAAATAATTGACATAATTTTTATTTAAAAGGGGGAAGAAAGATCCCGCCCCCTGGTTTTTTAAAGTATAATATTTGATTTGTAAGGATCCGAATTAATAAGATCTAATAATTCCGCCTGATCCGTTTCGTTTAATGCTTTGCAAAATAGATCCGCCAATTTTGGATTCGAAAACGTTCCGAATTTACAAACGCCTTCGTTGTTTTGAATAACCAAAAGTTCGTCAGAAAAACAAATTTCCGAATCTTTCGTTCCGCCCTGCGGCTTTGGTATGTCGCAAATCATTTGTTTACGTTTAACTTCGTATTCGCAATAAGAAACATAATCCCCCGTTCCGTAAGCGTCAACCGAATTTCCTTGCGTTTGATTAACTTGAAATTTAATTTCAGTTTCCACGTTTAATTGTTGATCGTTTGTAAAGTCTTTTAAAGTTTTCATATCTTTTTAGTTTTAAAGTTCGATGTAAAGATAGTAATTAAATTGATAAACTAACGAAAGATAACAATTATTTTTATAGAATAATGCTAACTGCCTGAAGATCAGGAAGAATAATTTTAAAAGAAATATTTTTGATTGCCTGGAATATTGGCGAAGGATTGATTTTTAAGGAAGTTCAAAAACGATCAAAGAAAAAAACGGGCAACGATTGATTTTTTAAGAAGTTCAAAAACGACCGAATCAAAAACCGATCAACGATTGATTTTGCGCAAAGTAGTTTTTCGGCGAAGTTTAAAACCGAACAACGAACAACTTTGAAGGAAGTTCGTTTTCGGTAAAGTTCAAAACGTGTCAACGATTGAATTTATAAAAGTAAATTTTTAATTGTTTTTCCGAATATTCGGATCAGGATAAAAAAGATTAAACCAATAACAAACCACCACCAAAAACGGGAAAAGAAATCCAGGGCTTTTTCGATCGTTGTTAATTCAACGGGTTTAACAATTGGAATAATTACTTCAATTGGCTTTTTAATGAGTTCTGCGGGCTTATCTACTTCGTAACGTATATTTTGCCCTTCGACATAAAATCGGAACGTATAACCGTCTATTATTTGCGTTATAGTATCGTTAAAAGGTTTGTATCTGTAAATATATTGTTTAATAATTTCCTGAACGCCTGGATCCTGGATCAAAGAAACCAGGGAATCAATTTCCGCGGTGTCCTTTACGATCGTAATAAACGAATCAATCCTTACTTCAGGAACCAAAATTGAAACCGTGTCGCGAATCGTATCGTTGCTTAAAAGTTCAGGGCATTTATTAACAACCCTTTGAAGTTTTCTATTGCATTTATTTTTCCTTCGAAGATCTTTTGTAATAAAAGGATTGCAGGAAATAAAAGAAATCGCCAGGAAGATTATAATTAAATTTTTCATTTATATTTATAAGGAATGTAATTCGTCCCCCATTTACCAGGAACCGCCCGAAGAATAATCCCGCGTTGTTTTCCCTTCGTGTTATAACTAACGTGAACCCAGTCGGGTTTATTATCGTTTCCGAATTCCCAAATTAATTGGTCGAACGGTAAATTATTTTTTATGTAAAAAAATATTTCGCGATTCGTTGCGCGTCCTTCTTTGTGATCGTTGTCTAAATCCAGGGCTTCGCCTTTGCAATGCTGCGAAGATCTACTTCCCCCGATTGCTGAATTTAGTTTTTTAGATCGGTAACCTGAAGAAATCGAAATTGCCCCCAGGGCGTCGCGTAACGGTTGAAAAATAAACTTCGCAACCGTTTTAAGGTTCTTCAGGTGTTCGTCCGTTGGCGCGTTGTTAATTCGCTTTTGCGTTGCGGTGTTCGATTTTATTACTTCGCTTAATAATAAATTTTCCGATAGTTTCATAATGTTTTTTTAAAATTTTGCCGTCCTGGCTTTTTTAACGATTCCTTCAATATCTTTTTCAGTAATAATTTTGCCTTCGTCCCAGGCTTTGACAATTTCCGTAAGTATCGGAAGAACTTCTTCGTCCCGAACGCCCGCCCCCATACCTACAAACGCCCGCATTGAAACTTTATTTGAATCGTTTTTTGTAACGTCAACAACGATTTTGTTATGTATTTCTTCGCCGATTTCTTCAATATGCTTTTGAACCGTTGGGGATTGAAATAATATTTGAACGAATTTTTCATTTGCCATTAAAGCGGAAACAACCGAATCGTTATTAAATGCGGTTTTTAAATTACTATTGAATGAAATTTGATTTTCGATTGCCTGCCCTTTGTCAAAGGTTGCCAGGATCGCGTCCCATTTTGCAACTAAAAATAAAACAATTAAACCCGTTAACGCCCCGATTATTTTTCCTTTCAGGGAATTTAAAAAATCATTTATTTTATTTTGCCTGGCTTCCGTCATTATTAATAAACCTTTTTTTTAAATATTTATAAAAATCTTTCCCCAACAAAGCGCAAAACCCCCCCAGGATCCCAGTAATTACCGCAATAAAAATCGGTTTTCCGACGTCTGTTAAAAGATTGAACGCAACTATTGTCGCGAGTAAATCCCCCGAAATAAAAGCCCCTATATTTTCCAGGGTTTCAGTATTAAAAAATCTTTTCGGCATATTAATTAAAATCTAAAATTTTATAAGTTCCTTTTATTAAAATATCTGAACTTCCGCCCGAAGGATTCCCGCCCGCAACGCCTGCCATTATCGGGGTATTTGTTGGTAACTGATCGACCGCGGGGGAATAAGCAATTACCGAAGGCGTGAACGCCATTGATTGAAAGGTTGTCGCCTGCAATATATTAATTAATTCAAACGCCCTTCGCCCTGCGGCTAAATCAAAATTTGCGGGCGCGATATGTATTGAAGTATTAATGTCGTAAGGAAACCCCCCGACATTTTGAACCGTTACCGTTCCGCCTAAAAATTGCGGCGCTAATCCAACCCCCAACGCGGGCAAAATCTCAATAAGCGTGTCAGTTACCCCCATTGTTAAAACGTCCGCGGATAAAATTAATTTTTCGAATTCGTATATTTTTGCCCCATTAATTAAAGGCGCTTGAACCATATCGGAAGCGTAAACGGCGAACCAGGTTAAAGGATCCGTTCCTGGCGTTATATTAATTTGCGGAATTATATTAATCATTTTCCATAATTGGGAATTAAAAGAAACATATTTCCCCTGAATGTATGTAATCGCATTGTCATACGCGGGAACCTGGGAAGATTGCGACAACGCAACAAATTGATTATAAATTGTAATAAAATTTTCGTCTAAATCTGAAAACAAAAATTCGCTTCCTTTGGTTGTTAAAGGTACGTTAACTAATTCCCTTAAAAGTATATCTTCTTTTCCCATTTTTTAATAATAATATGTTTTTGTAACTGGATCAAACTTCCTTCTTTTGCTTCCGTTTCCGCCTGCGCCCGAAATTCGAATTGATCCTGATTTTTGTAAATCAATCCCGCAATCGTATTCAGGAAATAAATCTTTATTACATTGAATAAAATATTCAACGCGGTTTAAATAAGCCTTCGCCCCGTTCATTGCCTGCGCAACTAATCGGTTAATTGTTTTGTCTGTTATCGGGGTTGAATCGGGATTGTTTTTCCCAACCATACCGAACGCCGTTGAATTCGTGTTTGCCTTGTTAATATAACGCGCGTAAGAATAATAAACAATTACCGCCTTTATTCCTGGGTTTTCGTAAGTCCTTCCGTTCTTCGTCCAAATTGAACCGTTAAATAAATCCGAATAATTAGTATCAGGAAACGGGATCGGTAACGTTTTAAATTCCGCGATTAATTTCAAATAAAATTCGTCCCCCATAAAAGGGCGAAGATCGAATTCCTGCGCTTCCTGAATAAACGGATCTAATTTTTTTTGCGTGTCTGTATTTTTGGAAATCGGTTTGAATTCCTGAATATCTAAAATCGTTATTAAATTATTATCAAACATTATTTTACAATTAAATCTTCGGTTTGAATTAATTCGTCCGTTTCTTCTTTTGAGTAATTATAAATTACCTGAAGAATTATTTTTTTCTTTGGATCCGCTATCGCTTCGTTAGTTAGCAACGCGACAATTTCCTTTTTTCCTTCCGTTGTATCTTTTGGTTCAACCGTTTTCGCGCTTACTGGTATAATATCGAAATCGGGTTCAACTTTAAAAACTGAATTATTAAATAATTCTGAAAAAGATTCTTCAATTATATTTCGATAATCTTCCGTTACTCCATTGTAAAAAGCCGTTGCGTCTTTTATTTCGCTTGCCGTTCCTAATTTCCCAGGCGTTGCCAATAATAAAACTGAAGGAATTAAATAATTTCGAATAATATTATCGCGAACCGATTCTTCCGTGAATTGATAAAGTTTATCAATGTCCTGAATGTCAACTTTCGTTAAAACAAACGAACTTTCGTCCGTTGATTTTTCCAGTAATAAGATTTTCGAAGCGTCGTCCGAACCCTGGAAAGTATTAATATCTTCCAAAAATTCTTCTTTTGCCGCGGAATCTTCGAATTCCCCCGTTTCCAGGATATGCGAAGCCATAAAATTAGTAGTAATATTTCTAAATTTAAAAATTTTAGCGTGCGAATCCGTTTGAACGTCTTCTAAAACTGAATCGGAAGGCGCCAAAGGATATTCCAACCCGTCAACCGACCAATAATAAACCTGCCCGTTATATTTATCCCAACCGCCCGCGGCTTCGACTTCCGCCTGAATAACTTCGGGATCGGGATCGTAAAAATTAATATAATCAATGTTTTCTTTTTTAACCTTTGGGAATTTCGTTTTATCCCAGTCGTTATAAATGGCGATCATATTCGGATATTCCTTCGAATCGGAAGTTGTAAATCTGCAATCCTGGAAAGGAATATAATTAAGCGAAGTTTTTTGATAAAGGGCGTTATAATTAACGTGAATCGCGAAGCCGTTAAATTTTGAAATCGCTTTTCCAGTTTTGAAAAGTAATTTATTTGCCCGTAATTTATTTGAAGGGCTTACAATTGTTTTCGCTAATGCTTCCTGAAGAAATCCGCCCCCGTATAAAAACTTTCCAAATAAAGAAGTGCAAAGCGTCCCCGTTCCTGAAGAATTAATTATTGTGTTTATCCTTTGCGGATAAGCGTTGTCAATATCGTAATTAATAATTCCTTCCGTTTTATTAACGGGGGTAACAATTCGTTTTTCAATATCTGTAATTGTCGCCTTCATTTAATTATCCGTTTACTTTATTTTTCAAAAGGTATTCAATCATTTTTTCCGTTCCCGCTTTGTGGTTTAATTTGCCTAATCCTTCCGTTTGTTCGGCTAAATTAGTGCAAAGGTCGCGAAGTTTAACATCGTCATTTAAACCCCTTAATTCGGCTTCGTAATCGATCCCCGTTACTTCCGCTTTTGCTTCCGCTTTTACTTCCGCTTTTGCCGCTTTATTCTTTTCTTTTGGTGCTTCAGAAACGCAAAGATCTTTCCAATTCTTCGGGTAACGAACAAAGTCTTTTATTTTAATTGGGAATTTCGTTAAAATTTCAATTGAAATAACGTCCGTAATATTCGCGTTTGAATAATGGGTTCCGTTAATAAATAATAAAATACCTGGCTTTAATTCAAATTCATTTTCCATTTGTAATTGTTTTAGTTTAATTTTTGATTCGCTTAAAGATTCTAACATAATAAAAAGATCGGTTAAACAACCGCAATTTTTAGTTCGATTTAAACCCTGCTTCATTATAACCGAAGCAACGTCATTCGCCAATTTCCATTCCTGCGAATTGTGATCGTTTTTCCAAATTTGCTTCGTTGGTTTGTACGAAAGTAATAATTTGATTTGATCCTTCAATTCCATAAAACAAATGTAATAAAAAAAAGCGCAATCAAAATAATTCGATTGCGCTTTTTAAATATAGTTATTTGATCTAATTTATTTTAGACTAACAATCCGTCAACTATTCCCTTTGTCGTTGCTAAATCGGTATTAAAAAACGTTTTAGGCATATGCGGTTCGGGTGCGTTTTCGTCCGATTTTAAAATTACATCGAATGCGCCCTGGTTTTCCTGGTTAATTACGTCCCTTAAATTTTGGGAAATAATCAATCCCGCGTCTGCGCCGTAAACTTCGTAAGCCGCGTTTCCGTTTAACCCTTTAAATTTATTATTAATAATTGCAACCATTGAACCTTTCGCCATTGCTTCGAGTTCTTTTTTTGCGTCAGGGTTAACGTTGAAAACTTTAAAATTGATTTCGTGGTTATAAACTTCCGCGTATGTTTGCTTAATAAATTCGTATTTCGGTGCAATCGAATTATTTTTTCCTTCGTAAGCGTACGCAACCGTAAGTCCAGGAAGAACAACGTCTTCGATTATTTGCGGGTTACCTACATTTAAAGTAATTGCAGCAGCCAACCAGTCGTCCCGATTAATTAAAATCAACGTATCTTCGGCGCCTGCCTGAAGCGGGTTGTCGCAATCAATGTCGAACCCTTGCGTTATCTTTCCGCAAATTGTAGCCATTAAAATAATCATAATCTTTTTTTTTAAATATTTTTAAAGAAGGGGTTTTTTACGCCCCTATATTTTCTTTTTTGTCCTTACTTAGTAAGCAACTTGAACCAAATAATCTTCGATAACTTTTGCGTCGATATTATATCCAGTATCTAAATGCATAAACTTTTTAATCGGATCGTAAATCGTTGCCATTTCCGAAAGGTTCGCTTCCTCGCAGGTTCCGATTTGCGTATTTTCTTTGACCGTTAATAAAGCCCTATGCGGTAAGAACCAAACAACCCCGTCGTTTTCGTAAGTTCTAATAATTCGATCCCAAAATTGGAAAGATATAACGTCAATCCCGCCCGATTTTAAAACCGTCATTCCGTTTTCTAATCGTTCAGTCGAATAAGGTTTTTGGCAAGCCGTCAACTCTTTTTCGTATTGATCCGCAACCGATTGCGTAACAATATATTGTAAATCCGCTTTTCCTCTTAATCTGTAATCTGAACCGTATCGCATATTTTGAAGCGTATTCGTTACAACTAAATTAGTCGTATCGGTTGCGTCAAATTCTTGCGTTGCAAAAGAAGCCTGCCCGTTTCTTGAATCTAAACCTAACGTTCTGCGATTCGCGTCTAAAGTAACGATTGCAAATAATTGTTTCCAAAAACCTTCGATTTTATTAAAATACAAAGGATCAGTTCCCAAAGTTAAATTTCCACCAGGAACGACCGCAGCCGCAAGATCGCTAAACCAAACAATTCGATAATATTCTTCAATCAAAGTGTCCGCCATTCTTTCCATTAAGAACGCCCAAAAATCCGTCCCCGTTAAATCTGCCTGCGCAATTCCGCATTTTGTACCGTAGATAAAAAATGATTCTTTTAGGTTGTCCCAACATTCGGATTCTCTATTGGAAACCGTAGCGGGATCCCAAAATTTTTCAGACATTCCGATCGTTGCCCCGTTTGAAACTGGATCGCAACCGCCGTCCCCTTTACCCGTTAAGCCTTGGATTCTTCCTAATAAAGCAATTTGTTTTTTTGCTTTTATACCAGGTACAAAGGTATGAAAAAGGTTTGCTTCAGGTTTGTTAAAAACCGCTTCAAAAACCGCTTCGCTTAATTCTTTTATTTCTTCGCCGTTAAACGTTAAATCGCCAGGATTGATTATCATTTTTTCTATTTTTTAAATTATACAATATTTTTAATTCTTTTTTTTATTTATTTCCTGGTTTGGATTTATTTTTTTTTATATTCCGCTTTTCTTAAAGCCACTTTTTCAGTCATTGACAAAATAGGTTTAACAATTTTTTTCGCGAAAACTTTCTTTTCTGCCTTTGGTACAAAGTTAGATCCGATTTCAATTTTTAAAGCGTCCATTTGTTCAGTAAAAGAAGTTTTTAAATCTTCTAATTCCGTTGAATGTGCTTCGCTTTGCGCTTCTAATTTTGCTTTTAACGCTTCAATCGTTTCTTCTTCGAGCAAAACAACCGATTCAACGATTCCTTCAGCCGCAACGGTTACAATTGTCCCGTTTTCGTCAGTATAAGCCCCTTCAGGTGCGATTTCTTCGCCTATCATTACCACTTCGCCAACTTCGGGAAGTTCGCCTTCTGAAGCGTAAGATAATTCGCCGTTGTCAGTTGATAACATACCCGCTTTTACTTCAGGTTTTTTTTCTAATCCTATTTCGGCTTTTAGGTTTTTAAAACCTTCTTTAATTTCTTCGATTATTTTTGACATATCAATTATTTTATTATTATTATTTGTTTCTTTATCGTAAAAGGCAACCGCCTTTAATTCTAATTTTTGAATGATTTCACAAACGAAATTTAAACTTTTACATTGTTCGTCCGTCAAACTTGTTTCCGCCTTCATTAACCCTTCAATTGCCGCTTTATCCGCCCCAGTTGCTTTAATATACATTTT